TACAGCCTTGCTTACAGCGAATGCGGTCGGTTCAAGCGCCGTACATCGACCATGCAGGTCCTGCGAAAGGACTACTTCAACGTCTGGGAAGTGGAAACCGGCAAGCATATCGCCGCCGGATTCAGCGCTGATGACGTCAGCAAGCAGTGCGATAGATACCTGGAGCGTCAGCAATGAGTGATGCAGTTCAAGCGTTCCACGCGGAGCCATCCGTAGAGCAAATGGCCGATGAGCTGATCGCCGACCGCAAGAGCCGGCGCAGCAAGCTCCCTTGGAAGCCGTCCCGATACCGCGGACTGGACAGCAATCGCTCTCACCGCGGCAAGTACGACGCTGACCAGCGCGTCAAGATTCACGGCGGAAGCGTGCGGAAGCTGTCGCGCAAGGAAATCCGTGAGTGGTGTATCCGGATGCAGCAGATCGTGGATCCGGGCTCTGTGGCTGTTCTTGCTCCATCCAGGCGGGCCATCGTTTGAAGTACCGCGGCTATGACGCGAAGCGCGACCTGAACGAGAAGGGGATCGTGAAGGACTTGGAGAAGGTGGGCGCGAAAGTGCACCGGCTCAGCAAACCGTGTGACCTGCTAGTCCGCTTTCGTTACCAGCTATACCTGATCGAAGTAGCCAATCCTGAGTACCCGAACCGGCAGCGCGAGAAGGAGCAGCTGGAGTTTTTCGAAGAGTTCGGCGTGCCGATCGTAACAACCAGTGACGAAGCGCTCCGGATCATCGGTGCCATGTGAAGGACATACACCACGTGAGCCGAGCTGGTCTGTATGGCCTTCTGGCTTGCGTCCTGATTGGCATTGCAATGGTCATTGCCTTCCTGGTGTCGCATGACAGAGTTTCAGCTGTTCCGTCGGGCCCATCAGTGGAGAGCGCTCGCTCGCGGTGTGCTCTATATGGCCGCTGCTGTCGGCCTGGTTGTCGTTTTGTGGAGGTAAGGTGGCCGCAGTCATGAGCGAGACGCGCGCGAAGAACCGCAACGGCGTACCTGCTGAGGTGCACGCGCTGCTGACGATGTGGGGCAACTACAGGCAGCGTACTCGGGTAGGGCCGCAGGGATACCCCAAGGAGTCGCCTTTCGTGAAGGCCGCGCTATACGGGAAGCTGGGCATTCCACAGGAATCCAACGTCCGAGTTGACGACGACAGCATGCCCGCTCTTGTGGAGTGGATAGACAAAATCGTTCTCGTAATGCCCGAGGAGCTGCGGCAGATCATCGACACGCGCTATCGACCGCCGCTGAACGAGTACGGCAACGAGCCGCCCTTCGAGGCGATGGCCAAGAGTCTGTACATGAGTCCGAGCACGTTCCGTACTCGCCTGGAGAGTGCGCAGTGGTACGTGTACGCGCGGATGTATCCGTAGGATTTGAGAGATAGCTCCAAAATGAAACCCTATGCACTTCAGTTTGTTCACACGCACGAGACGACCAAATGGGTGATTCTTGAGGATGTGTGGAGCCTGCGCCCGGACTTCCGCTGGAGGTGGATGTCGAAGTTTGCGGGATGGTTGATCCGAAAGATCGGCGTGAATGCGCGCGATCAGGTTGTCGAAGTTCAGCGCCTCGTGATTGATCCTCCCGCGATCATGCAAAAACTATTCGAGCAGCACAGCGCCATGCTCGATATGGGATACGAACCGAAGCGATTGCTCATTGGCTCCGAAGACTTCGCCGAGCTTATGAGGCAGCCGGAGATGCACCACCATTTCACCATTGATGCCGAGTACTACAAAGGCGGTCGAGATGGCCGGAGGGTGCTCGGTCTCACCATAGAGGTTATTCCCTGGATGCGCGGGATCCTCGTCATGCCGAACTGAAGCAAGTTAACTTGATGTTAACCGGGCCAATATAGAGACTCGGCGCAATGGAATATGCCCGCTCACCCGCGGCTTTTTAGAGCATGAGGTAAGTGGGCATAAGACTGTTGAATCGTCGGCCTTGTGCGCAATGCCGAGAGGACACGCTCCACTACTCAACGGTATGCCGCCAGTGCGGCTCTGTGAACCTGGATTCGGATGGCGCTACTTCTCGCGCGTACGAGAGGATTCGAAAGCCGTACATGACCGGGGGTATGGCTGGCGCGGAAGCTTACTACGAGCTTCGAAAGAGAATCGGTGTTGAGCGGGCCAGGTACTTAAAGAAATCCGGCGGTCGGCACAAAGACCGACCGAGTAGGGCTTGAAGGCCCACTGATTGCCCCGGCCCCGGCCGCCCCTTATGGCATGCAATTACGCATACGCCGTGATGCGCCGGGGCATCTACAACTAGCTGCCGCTTGTTTGCCCAGGCGCACAGCACTGCTTGCCCGCCTCGTGCGGGTTTTTTATTTGGGAGTCACGATGCGATTGATCGCAGGACTGGTGCTGCTCGTTTCGGCTGGCATCAGTGCAGCGCCTGTCTCGTACACGACCAAAGGCAGGATCGTCCTGTCCTGCGGGGGCGTAGAGATCTCGCAGCACATTGTGGAGACTGAGGCGAACGAGCGCGTGGTCAACTATGCGCTTGCGAACGGTGGCAAAGCCTCGTGCGTGCTCAAGTACCCCGACAAGGTTGTCGTCATCGACATTCCCGTGGCACCAGCGGCGCCTGTTTGTCCAGCGAAGCCCGCGGACGAGACGCAGACTGCGCAGTGCCCGGCAGGATCGACTGGTAGCTGGTCGCAGACACGGACGTACTCGAGCGTGGCAGCGCCAGCGTGTTGGACGGCAGGGGAGTGGATCCCGGCTACTGCGCCCGCGGGCGCTTGTGTTGCCGATCTCACTGCGCCAGTGCTGAGTGCGACCCGAGTTGACGGAGCTGTGGCCGGCAGGCACAGCGCTAATCTCTCCTGGTCAGCTGTGCAGGGCGCTGCGACGTACGAAATCGAGCGCTGTACTGCGGCTGGATGCACGAGGTTCGCACCGTTGGCTACGGTCGCGGCGCTGGCATACGCGAATACAGGACTCCCTGGAGGCTTCACGTGGCGCTATCGCGTCAGGGCCATCGATGGCGCCCGGCAAGGGCAGTTTTCGAACGTTGTGGATGTGACAACGCCCGCTCCACCGCCGCCAGAGCCGCCTGACGTTCCGCCGCCTCCACCTCCGCCGGCCAATGGCTCAGCAACACTCAAGTGGACGCCGCCAAGCCACAACAACGACGGGTCTGCGCTTACCAACTTGGCGGGCTACAAGCTCTACGTGAGCAATGACGCAGACCCGCCTGGCGGGGGAAGCGTTATCGAAATCGCAAATCCCTCTGCTACATCGTACGTGGTGGAGGGCCTGAGCGCTGGCACGTGGACGTTTCGCATGACATCGCTTAGCGCGAGCGGTGCTGAGAGTCTTTCGTCTAACTCGGCAACCAAGGTCGTGCAGTGATGCTCCCCTCTGCAGGCGTCCTGTTGACCGCGGAGCAGAGCTACAGGCTGTCGATCATCGACAACGCCAGCCGGGACCAGATCATTGAGTTGATTGCTGCCCACTTGCGAAGTGCTCAGAAAGCGAAACACCGGATACCTAGCGTTTCGGGCTTGAGTCTGCGCGAGTCCTACCAGCTGCCGCTGGGTAGAGACAGGCTGTAGGCGATGGCATCCAAATTCTTCCTCCCGGCTGCTGCATGCGAGCCGCGGTCGTCCGCCATTGTTGAGGAGATTGACGCCACGCGGCGCAGGCTTGTTGTTCGGTTCGGTGGTGCTGCGGCTTCTAACGCCTACTACACGGTCATTATTCCGCAGGATGTGAACCTGACCGGCGATCCCAGCCTCGTTTTGTATTGGTTCTCCGCGGGCACGGCAAATGCAGTGGAATGGGAGTGCGAGGTTGAAGCGATCACCCCAGGTGACTCGACGGACCTCGATGCCGCCGATTCGTTCGACGCGACAAACGCCGCAGCTGCGGCTACGGTCCCTGGAACCGCGGGCTTCCTGACCACAACCACGATCGCGCTCACCAACCGTGACAGCATGGCGGCCGGTGATCACGTACGCCTGCGCATCACGCGCGATGCCGTGAACGACACGAACAACGACAACGCGTATCTGTCGATGATCGAGTTCCGGGATGTGGCGTAATGGGCCTGCGCGCTGACACCTCGGGCGAGGGGCTAACCAGAACAGACAACCCGACGGGGGCCTGCACGGCGTTCTGGCGCCAGCGCTCCACGGTCGTCAAC